GCAGTTCAAATGGAAGGAGGACAAGCCGTGAGCGACAAAAACACCATGCCATCTCACCTCTACAAGCTGGAGAAGGATGTGATGGAACTCAAAGCCTGCAACGAATACCTCAGGCAGAAGCTCGGGCAGCGCGACGACCGCATCCGGCACCTGATCCGGCTGGGGCTGAAAACCACAAGGCCGGAGGCTCTGGACCAATGGCAGGAGGAGGAGGAGCTGTGAAGCTGCACGAACTACCGCCCGACCACCCGGCCCGCAACACGGCCATCCGGGACCTAGACGTCAGGACGGTCTGCCGCCACACCGGCGCCAGGCGAGATCCGAGGAGCTGGAAGATCGGTGGCGACACCTACAACCGGCTGTCCGAGACTTGGAAGAACAACTTCGATTGGGTGCTCAACAAATGAAACGATGGAACAAGAGTGCTTCACCTCTACTCGTGGGAAAGCGAACAGAAAACACAATCAAAGTTTGGTGCCCATATTGCAAACGGCATCACAACCATGGTTGGGAGCCGAATGCATCAGACTCAGATGCTAGTCACAGAACGGCACATTGTGACTTTGGAAGCCCTCTGTACGAATCTGGGTATTACATATCAGTTGAACCAAAAACATGAGATCTTTGAAGAAAATACAACCGGAAGGCGAAGGCATTTACAGTATGACCCGTAAACAGGCCGGAGAAGCCTACCGGGCCGCCCGGGCGCACAAGGTTAAGGGCGACATCGCCGCTTGGAAACTCCCGAAGAGCCGGAGGGGCAGCAAGTGAACATCACAGACCGAGACGTGGCCCGGATCATGGTCGAGTACGGCGGCAGCTTCGTATCGAAGCTCGGAGCCGCAGCGCTGGCCGCGGACCCCACCAACCTGAGGACGATCCGGGAGGCATTCCCGGAATACTGGGCGAACTACCTGCGCATGGCGCAGCAGATTTTCGAGGTCGAAAGACAGGCCTCGGCAAAACAAAACAACAACAACACAACCAAGTAAGACGACATGATCATCAGCAGCAAAGGTGGCGGCAAGGACTACGCTCCATGCCCCGAGTATACAGGCCGGGCAGTCTGTGTGGACGTCAGCCCGCTCAAGGAATACGAGACGCAGTTCGGAGTGAAGAAGAAGTTCAAGCTGGCATTCGAGATCGACCTCCCGGACGACAGCCGGGACCCGGTGCAGCCCTGGGTGGTGCTCACCAAGCCAATGGTCCCGAGCCTGCACGAGAAGGCGGCGCTGACCGCGTTCCTCAAGGACTGGTTCGGCCGCAAGCTGACCGACAAGGAGACCGCGACATTCGACATGGAGAGCCTGATTGGCCGACCGGCCAACCTGATCATCGTCCATGAGCAGAGCCAGGACGGGACCAAGACCTACGCCAACATCCGCCTGATCACCCCGCAGAAGTCGGGTGAACCGCTGGAGCCCTCCGGCCTGTGGGTCCGGTTCCAGGACAGGCCGCCTCGGGAGGACGACAAGGCCAAGACCGTGGCGCCGGCCACCGCGGCGCCGGTGAAGCTGGGAGAGGTCAAGGTGCACGTCGGCAAGTTCCGGGGCACTCCGCTGGCAGAACTCACCGAGGATGCGGTGCGCGGGCTGGGCGAGCATTGGCTGCCCAAGGCCAAGGCCTCGAGCAGCAAGACGCCCGAGGACATCATGCTGATCGCGGCGCTGACCAAGCGCCTCGAGGAGATCAAGGCCAGCAGCCTGCCCGACTTCGACGACGTGCCCTTCTAAGCCATGAGCACCACCAAGCCTAGGATGAAGCTGATCCAGATGGTCCCGGAGGTTGTCCGCCTCCGGGCCGAGGGCTGCACCCTGCAGGACATCGGCGCTCGGTTCAACCTGAGCCGACAGCGCATCAACCAGATCGAAAAGGCCGCACAGAAGCACGAGCACATCCTGCGTGTCTGGGGATTCCCGTTCTCGGTTCGCACATTCAACATCATCGAGCGGCTGGCGATCAAGAATCGCGAGGATGCGCTCGAGCTATACCAGGCAGGGCACCTCCACCCCAACGTGGTCACCGGCTTCGGCTGGATCAGCTACAAGGAGATTTGCGAGTGGCTCGAGGTGCCGATGCTGAAGAAACGGCCCAAGCAGGTGAAGTACTGCCCGCATTGCGGGAAAGAGCTCTAAGACAATTTGCCGGGACTGTTTGCCCGGCGGTTCATGGTATCAGCGGGGGGTGCGCATCCGCGGAACACACGCACATCAACACCTTCACACGTAAGACATCATGCCCACTTATCCCACCATCTACTTCGACATCGAGACCGGGCCGCTCCCGTTGGGCGAGCTGGTCATCCCGCCCTTCGACCCATCGCAGGTCAAGCTCGGCAACGTCAAGAACCCGGACCTGATCGCCGAGAAGATCCAGAAGGCCGAGGAGAACCACGCGGCCGACTACATCAAGAACGCCGCCCTCGACGCTCTCAGCGGGCAGGTGCTCTGCATCGGCTACCGCATAGAGCATGACCAGCCAGCGGTGCTGTGCTCGGACGCCGATGGGGAGGCTGCCATGCTCCGGCAGTTCTGGGCGTTGCTGAAGCCGACCAACGACAGCCGCTACCCGCGGATGGTCGGGTTCAACGTCAAGCCGTTCGACCTGCCGTTCCTGTTCAAGCGGTCATGGAAGCATCGCATCGTCCCGCCCTACTGGCTGCGCAACGGCCGGTACTGGCACGATGGCATCGTCGACCTGCGCGAAGTCTGGCAGCTCGGGGACTCGAGGGCGCACGGCAGCCTGGCAGCAATCGCCCGGCACCTAGGCCTTGGAGAGAAGGCCGGCAACGGCGCCCACTTCCATGAGCTCTGGCAGACCGACCGCCAGGCAGCCATCCACTACTGCCTGCGTGACGTCCAACTCACCCAGCAGGTGGCCGACATCCTCATCAATAGCTACTGATGCCCACCCCGCCGGACAACCTGTCGCCCGAGGCCGCCTACCGATACCAAGAGCGCTTGGGCATCCTCTGCGGCTCGGATGAGCCCACCGAGGAGCAGCACAGCCTGGCCCTGCTGGAGGCGCTGCAGTACGAGAAAGAAAGGGAGAAGCCATGACATGGATACTACCAAAACAACTACACACATTGGCCTGTGCGCTGGATACGGCGGCATTGAGCTTGGACTCAAACGAGTCATCCCGAATCTGCGCTCAGTCGCTCTTTGTGAGATCGAAGCCTATGCCATTGCGAACCTGGTCAGCAAAATGGAAGCGGGACTCATGGACCCGGCACCTATCTGGCCGGATCTTAGAACCTTCCCTTGGGGAGCGTTTCGTGACCGAGTGGACATACTTACTGGCGGTTACCCGTGCCAACCATTCAGCGCAGCCGGGCAGCGCCGAGGCAAAGAAGATCCGCGGCATCTCTGGCCGTGGATCGCAGATGGAATTCGACTTCTCAGGCCACGATGCTGCTTCTTTGAAAACGTCGAAGGACATATCTCGCTGGGGTTGTCCGACGTCATCGAAGACCTGGCAGGAATGGGTTACAGAACGACGTGGGGCATATTCTCAGCGTCTGAAGTCGGCGCGCCTCATCAGCGGAAGCGGGTGTTCATCCTGGCCCACAAGCTCGGCACGGGACTGGAAGGGTTGCTACACGACCCTGCAACGCAAGGACGGCAAGATGCGGGGCGACTTGTTGCCGGATGCGGTGAACATCGAGGAGATGCATGGCCCTCCCGTCCCGGCGAGCAGCAGTACGGATGGGAGCCGCCAAGAGTTGTCGGTGGCAACACGCGACGGGAACTGGACGACGCCAGCCGCAACCGACACGGGAAGGACGACGCAGTATCAGCAGGGAGGGAAGGCACTGTCGATGCAGGCAGCAGCGGTGCAATGGGCGACTCCGATCATGGGAGACAGCCATCTAGCCTCAACGCCGGAAGCTGCACAGAAGCGGATCGAGGAGGGCAAGGTGACGTTGAGCAGGCAGATGGCGGCATGGGCGACACCTCGAACGGAACACGACTCAGGGGCGCACAGGGGACAGCCGTACACGCTGCACAGTCAGATCAAGAGCTGGGCGACTCCAAATTGCCCAAGTCCGCACGATTCAAACAATACTGCGGGGAGTCTTCATGTAACCAAGAAACAAGTGGACTTAGTCAGGAACCTCCAACTGGAAACCGGATCAAAAAGCGGCAAACTCAACCCTCGCTGGGTGGAGACGCTGATGGGTCTTCCGGTGGGATGGACTATGCCGAGCTGTGTGTCTCCGGTGACAATAGAACCGATGAGCTTCGATTGCTCGGCAACGGAGTTGTGCCAGCCACAGCCGAGCGGGCCTTCCGTGTGCTGATCAAAGAGCTGTACACCGCACCGGCTGGCAGCTAGGGAACAGCACGTCGACGTGAGCTGTGAGAGGTGAGCGTCGAGGCATCTAGAGAAAACCATGTTCGATCAATTTGACCCCGTCCGTATCGTGCACGTCGCGTTGTTTCTCCGCGATACCTCACCTCGATGCGTGGCGGGGTTTTCTGTTTGAGACATGAAAGAGACCAAGCAAAAAAACCGGGCGCCAGCTTTCCAATTCTACGCTGACGACTTCCTGGCAGGCACCATGACCATGACCAACGAGGAGCGAGGCGCCTACATCTCGCTGCTGTGCCTCCAATGGTCGAAAGGCTTTGTAACCGAGCTCGACATTCAGAGGATGTGCCTCGGTATGCCAACGCATTGCCAAGGCATATGCCAAAGCAAGTTCGAGGTCGGCGAGGATGGAAACTACAGGAACAGGCGTCTTGAGAAGGAACGCACCAAGCAAAAGGAAAGAAGCGAAAAACAAAGAGATAACGCCAATCTAAGGTGGCAGAAAGATGCCAACGCAATGCCAACGCATATGCCAGAGGATACTAAGGACGATGCCAGCCCGATACCAGAATCATGCTTTCCGTCTCCATCTCCTAATAAAGATACTAAGACACCGAAGTCCGAGTGGGAGGTTGCCCATGGAGTAGAGCTCCCGGAAGCCTTGCGCACTCAGAACTGCCTTGAGGCAGTCCGGCTGTGGCTACGGTACAAGTCGGAGAAGCGTGAGGCCTACAAGAAGACCGGGCTGACTGCAGCCATGACCAAGTGGGCCCGGGAGTTCACTCCTTCGGAGTTCCCATCAATTGTGGAACACTCGATTGCCTCGGGCTGGAAGGGAATCTACCGCCCGGCCGGGCTGTCCACCGGAGAACAGAAGCCTCATGCCAAGAAGGAACTGGACTGGAGGGATTCGGTGTGAGCGACGTCTACTTCCCGAAGGAAGACGAGTTGGGGATGATAGGCGCCTGCCTCACCGGCTCCATCGACACTTGTTCGGATGCCCTATCCGAGATCCGCAGCGACTGGATCACCCAGGACAGCCTCCGGCTGACCTTCGACTGCATCCGCAGCCTGGTCCAAGCCAACAAGCAGCCTGCGCTCGCAGACCTCGGGAAGGAATGGAAGAAGGCCTACGGCCAACTTCCGATCCCATTCGATGCCTGGAATCAGGCCATGGAGGCCTGCCCATCGCCCGCGAACCTGCCGTACTTCATCAAAGGCATCACCGAGGCCACCCATCGTCGCCAGCTCAGAGACGCTGGGGAGCGTCTGATACGGGAGTCCGCTGTCCTGACCCTCCAGCCGGATCAAATCGTCTCCAATGCCGAAGCAGGGCTCGCCATTGAGGTCTCCCGTGAGACCCTCTCAACCTCGAGGCAGGTCGCAGGCAGCTTCATCGACCAGATGCAGGACAGGTTCAACCGGAAGGGCAGTCTTTCGGGCATCGCCACCGGCTTCCATTGGCTGGACCACAAGACCGACGGTCTGCAGCTCCGGGAGATGGCCATCATGGCAGCCCGCCCCAGCATCGGGAAGACAGCCATCGCCATCGCCATCGCGCACAAGGCAGCCGTCCAGGACAAGGTCCCCACCCTGTTCGTAAGCTTGGAGATGTCGAAGGAGGCCATCTTCCGGCGAACGGTGGCCACCATAGGCAGCGTCTCGATGCAGAGCCTCAAGAGCGGCAACCTCTCCGAGGGAGACATGAGGTCGATGATGGCAGCCTCGGGCAAGATCAGCGGCAGCCCGCTCTACTTCCTCGACGGCTCCAGTAGCCACAGCATCGCAAGCATCACAGCCAACGTCAGGCGTGCCGTCAGGAAGCACCAGGTACGACTGGTGATCGTCGACTACCTGCAGAAGGTGAAGGCAGCCGACCGCTCGGAAAAACGTACCTACGAGATCGCCGAGGTCTCCGGCAAGCTCAAGGACATCGCAGTCCAGACAGGAGTGGCCATGCTCTGCTTGGCCCAATTGAACCGCGAGAACGAGAAGGACAAAGGCCGTCAGCCCCGACTCACCGACCTAGCAGACTCCGGGCAGATCGAAAGAGATGCCGACCTGGTCATGCTGTTGGACCGTGACAGGAAGGAAGCTAGCGGTGAGGCTTCCATCATCATCGCAAAACAAAGAGACGGCGAGTGTGGCCTCGTCAAACTACACTACGAAGGCCAGTACTGCCGTTTCTCAGATCCAACCCCAGACTTCTGATACATGAGGCAGCCATACGAAATACAACGGGCCAAGCTATTGGCCGAAGCACAGGGCCTGATAGCCAAGGCCGTCAAGGCAGGCTGGATGTCCTACCCGGAAGGCCAGAAGTTCCTGCCAGACGGCAGGCCGGACCCCATGCTCCACCCGGTCGAAGAGGTTGAAACCCAGAAGTACACCCCGGAGCTCTGTCTCAAAGCCTACCAGCTCAGGGACCAAGGCCTCGCCCTCGAGACCATAGGCAGGATCTGCAAGGTCCCCCGCGGCAGCGTGGTCTACCTCATCAGCAAAGGTCACGAGGCCCACCTCGCAGCAGAACGCCAATCCCATTGCCCGACCACCACCCAAACCCCTACCCTCCCCTCCGATGGATGATCCATTCCTATACGCAGCAGCACCACCGACCAAGCCGCAGCCAGAGACCAAGGCAGGCACTAGGCCGTCTATGCACGTCTCCATGTACGCCTACGGCGGAGTGTCAGCCGCCTGCCTGATGTCCTGGATCGGCCTAGCCGCCCACTTCGCCAGGTCAGACCGCCAAACCGACCTCCGGGCCATCCGCGAGGACGCCCTCATCAGCCGCTCACGCTGCAGGGCCACCAAGTGGTTCCTCGACTCCGGCAAGGACGTCTGGGTCCAGATCGACCACGACATCGAGTTCGACCCAGCAGACATCATCCGCATCGCGGAGCTCGCCCACCAGCACCAGGCAACCGTCTGCATCCCCTACTCCTGCCGGTCGCTCCCAGCACGCCCAGCCCTCCGCCCTTTAGCCGAGCACCTCCAAGCCCTGAAACACCAGCTTGCCAATGCCGAATGCGCAGCGGAGCTGGTGCCGATTCGGATGTTCGCAAGCGGATGCCTCGCAATCGCTCGAGGATCGCTTATAGGCGCACTTTCCAAGCTGGGAGGGTCAGGAGTGCAGCCCCCCTATA